GTTTCCCAGTCACGATCCGTTGCGTAAAATGATACGTATACACAGCTCCTTTGACTTAAAAAAAATCCTGAAGATTTGCAAACCCTACTTAAAAAAGAATGTTAATACTTTATATTATGCTAATAATTACAAAGATGTAAGTGGTATGGAGTTTAGAAAAGGTAGATTGAGAATGTTTGCCAAGACTTATAAGACTGCTCAGACTTACGATTTGCAGTTAGAGTCTAATACTAACTTATATCAGCTTGCGTGTGGAGCTATTACACATAATAGCGGTAAAACAGTGTCCTGTGCGGCAGATTTATATAACACAGCCAGCAATAACGCGGAAGCAAACTGTTTGTATATTACCTTAAACAGAAAATCTGCAAAGCGTATCATATGGAAAGATTTATTAAAAATAGTTAAAGAGTATGAAGATCCTGGCTCGTATAGTATTAATCACAGTGATTTAGAAATTACACTAAGCAATGGCTCAGTTATATACCTATCTGGTGCAAAAGATAAGAGTGAAATTGAAAAATTTCGTGGTATGAGCCTAAAATTGGTGTACATTGATGAGTGTCAGTCCTTTAGAGGGTACATTGAAGACCTTATTGACGATGTTATCATGCCTTGTTTATATGACCAGAATGGAAAATTGGCTCTTATTGGAACTCCTGGTCCCGTAAGTGCTGGGTATTTTTACGAGCAGGCACATTCTCCGGTCAATAGTAACCATAAATGGACCATGTTCGATAATCCTTGGATTAAATGGAAGACTGGAAGAGAGCCTGAGGATATTATAGCCGAGGAATTGCGTCGTAGAGGCGTGGATGAGACTAACCCTACCCATAGAAGAGAGAATATGGGAGAATGGGTGTACGATGCAGATGCATTAGTATTCAAATTTGATAGAACAAAGAATATATACTACGACCTTCCAGGTGATTTACAGTACATTATGGGTATAGATGTTGGTTATCATGATGCAGATGCTGTAGCAGTTCTAGGTTTTTCTGTCGCAGAGAAGAAGGTGTACCTAGTAGAGGAAGATGTTGAACGCAAACAGGGTATTGAGGAGCTGGTAACCAAAATTAAGTACTATCATGATAAGTATGACATAGTTAAATCTGTCATGGATACGGGTGGACTAGGTAAGAAGATACAGGAAGAGATTATTAAAAGGCATTCTTTAGCTATAGAGCCTGCTGAGAAGACTCGTAAGTTTGAATTTATTGAGCTACTGAACGATGATTTACGTACATCTAGATTACAAGCCTTTGAAGGCTCAATTTTTGAGGAAGATACGTATAAAGTACAGTGGGATATGGACGATAAACACAGATTAAAAGTATCTAATACATACCATAGTGATATTACAGATGCAGTTCTGTATGCCTGGAGAGAATGTTACCACTTTGTAGGTAAGTTAGAGCCAGAAGTTAGAGCGGATAAGTATACCCAAGAGTATGCGGATTTAGTAGAAATGGAGTTAGCTCAGCGTCTTAGACAGAAAGCTGAAGGTGAAGAGGATGCCATTTCTATGGAAGATATTGACGAGTTAGAGGGCTATTTGGACGAGTGGTAGCGAAATTAGGGCTATTTCAAGCTAAAAAGGCTAATTTTTGGGTAATATACTGTATTATAGAGTCCGTAATCTCAATTCTGGAGTAAATATGTTCAAAGATATTAAACAAATTCGTAATTTTATCAAATGGTGTCGTAAAAATGGTGTTACAAAGGCTACAATAGGCGATATTTCTTTTGAAGTGCAGCCAGAAATGGAGACTGTACAGGAAATACCACTTAGTGAAGTGTTTAAGAAGCTTGATTCTGGATTAGATATACAGCCTTCCAGAAGTAATGGTCCCTCAGACTTAGAAGAGCCGACAAAAACACCAGATGGGTTAACTGACGAGGAAAGAGATCTTCTTTTCTGGTCTTCTGGTAGATAAAAAGGATAATTAAAATATGAAAAATAAGTATTGGTGGCAAGAAAGTGGAGATGAACTGGCTAAACAAATTCATAGCTACGTTTCAGAACTAGATAATGACCAATATCAGATACACCAAGACAATTTGAAGAATTTGAGGTTATATGGTAATTATGAAATCATGGGCGCTCAATCTTTTACTGATTTTAACTCATTTAATACATTCTCCACTCAAAATAGGGTTACATTAAATATTGTACAGTCTATGGTAGATACTGTAGTGTCTAAAATTACTAAAAATAAACCAAAGCCTTCATTTCTGACAAGCGGAGGCGATTGGTCATTGCAGCAAAAGGCTAAAAAGCTTACTAAATTCTGTGAAGGACAATTTTACTCCACAGAGTTCTATGAAAAAGCAGCCAAAGCATTCCAGGATGCCTGCATATTTGGTACTGGTGCAGTAAAAATTTATATAGACTCGGATATGGAAATCAAAGCCGAGCGTGTCTTCATCGATGAGATCAAGGTAAACATGGCAGAGTCTCTGTTTGAAAAGCCTACTCAGCTTCATCAAGTAAAAATGATGCACAAAGAGACACTGAAGGCAATGTACCCTGATAAGGAAGCAGATATTGAAGCTATTGGTAAGCCAGAATATTTTAACTACGTAGGCGATGCTGACTCTGAAGATATGGTTAAAGTTACAGAATCTTGGCATTTACCTTCTACGGAAGAGTCCACCGATGGTAAGCATGTAATATCTTGTCAAAATATAGTACTTTTAGAAGAAGAGTACACTAAGAATTACTTTCCTTTTGTATTTTTTCGATGGAATGATCGTCCAGTAGGTTTTTTTGGTCAAGGAATACCAGAACAATTAACTGGGTTACAGTTAGAAATTAATAAATTGCTTAGAACTATTCAAGTATCCATGCACCTAGTCTCTGTTCCCAAAATTTTTATAGATTCAGCTTCTAAGATTGTGGATGCACATATAAATAATAAAATTGGTGGAGTTATTAGGTTCCAAGGTAACCCTCCTACGCCTGGACAGCTTGGTCAAATACCAACAGAACTATTTTCCCATTTAGATAGACTTTATCAACGTGCATATGAAATTGTGGGCATCTCTCAATTAAGTGCTACTTCTAAAAAACCTGATGGATTAGATTCCGGCAAAGCCCTAAGAGAATATAATGACCTAGAAACTGAACGGTTTATGACAGTCGCAGCTCGTTATGAGGATGCATTTATGACTGCCAGTAAGATCATGGTGGATCTAGCTAAAGATCTAGATGATATGATCGAAGATGGTGATTATGAAGTAAAGGTAAAAGGTGGAAAATTTATGGAGTCCATCAAGTGGAAGGATGTACATCTCGATGAAGATAAGTATATGATGGAGGTGTTTCCTACCAGTGCATTATCAAGTACACCTGCTGGAAGGCTGCAAGAAGTACAGGAATTACTGCAAGCAGGTTTTATAAGTAAAGAAGACGGTATGAAACTTTTAGATTTTCCAGATTTAGAAGGATATTATAATATGACCAACAGTGGAGTAGAGGATATAGACGCTGCAATTGAGCGCATGGTAGACGATGGCGTATATGAGACTCCAGAACCTTACCAGAACCTTACTTATGGTGTTAAGAAGATGCAACAGGCTTATTTACTGTACAGACGCCAAGGTGCTCCTGATTCTAGACTAGAACTACTGCGACGCTGGATGGAAGAAGCAAATGCACTCATGACAAGAGCACAGACACCTCAGCCTGCTCCACAACAGCAAGCTATTGCTACTCCAGAAGCTCAGCCTACTAGTGATTTAATGCCTGTAGTAGATCCTACAGCAGGTGGAGGAGTTATATAACCTAAATTTTGGGTAATATACTGTATTATAAGGTACTAAGTAACAATTCTAAAGAGTAATTCCACAAATTTAAGTTTTAAACGGTTCGTAGAGCCTAAATTCTACGTGCAATGGTGCACAAACGAGTAATAAAAGGAGATAAATATGTCTAATGATACAAATTTTGATGGTATGGACGCTGCAACGGCATTTGAGACTTTCTTACAGCAAGAGGAAGGTAAAACAAAGGATGAATCGGAGCAGCAGGTAAACGAGGAAGTAAGACAAGCCTCGGACTCTGTTACATTAAATGATGAGTTAGAGTCTAAAGCAGAATTTGAAAGTAAGCAGAATGAAGTAGAAGAAGCTGCTAAACAAGAAGAAAATGATCCTATGAGTGCAAAATTTGCCGCACTTTCTAGGAAAGAGAAGGCTATTAGACAGAGAGAGCAGGAGCTAGAACAGCGTTTAGCTGAATTAGAACAACGTGTTTCTGCGACAAAAGAGCCTGAACAGGAACAAGAGCCTGAGCAAGAGCCTTTAGAGTGGAGGTTGAAAAAGAATCCGCTTAAGACTTTGGAGGAAATGGGAATTCCATTTGATAAGCTAACTGAGATTGGCATGAACGAAGGAGAAATTCCATTAGATATGAAAATGCAGCTCATGCGAGAAGAGTTAGAACAGAAGTATGAGTCTAAAATACAAGAACTACAAAAAAAGTTTGAAGAACAAGATCAAAGTAAACAGCTGCAGAAGGAACAGGAAGCCATTAATAATTTTAAGAACACTATTACAACATTTGTAAAAGAAAATGGCGAAACATATGAATTTATCAATGCGGATGAAGCTTTTGAAGATGTCTTTGACGTTATTAATCAGTATTACGAGCAAACAGGAGAGATACTGGAGACAAAAGAAGCTGCCGATCAGGTCGAGCGCTATTTAGAAGACCGTTTTAAGAAAGTAATGCAAGCACAAAAGAGTAAAAAGCTAATGGGATTAGATATTCCTCAGAAAAAAGCAAATAAGGTACAGCCGTCACAAACGCTGAAAAACTCCGACGCCCATGTGGAGAATAAAATAGATTATGGTGCATTAAGTAAAGAAGAGGCGCTACGTGAAGCAGGAAAATTTTTAAAATGGGAAGCTGGAGAATAAGAGTTCTGGCTTCAAAAGAATAACTAACTAATAAGGAGAATATCATGTCTTTAGATATGACTTCATTTGCTTCGTTTCTGAAAGTGTACTACACTCCTCAGAGACTTGAAAATATGACCTACAAGGACAATGCCCTACTTGCAATGGTTTCAAAAAGGGAAGATTTTTATGGTAAGAATATGCCTGTGCCTATTCAGTATGGTAACCCTCAGAACCGTAGTGCTAACATTTCTACTGCACTAAATGGTTCTAGTACTTCTAGCCTTACTGATTTCGTACTTACTAGAAATAAAGACTACTCTGTAGCCTTCATTGATAGTGAAACTATTAAGGCTTCTAAAAACAACAAAGGTGCTTTCATGGAAGCTACCACTACTGAGATTAACAGTGCTATGAAATCTCTAGTAAGAGCTTTAGCGGTAGATTTATACGGAACTGGTTCTGGTTCTCGTGGACAGGTTACTACTGGTGGAACTGGTACATCTATTGTACTAAAAGACACTGAAGACGTTACTAACTTTGAAGTTGGTATGGAAATCGTTTTCTCAACTGCTGATGGTGGTGGATCTGTAAAATCAGGTTCTGTTACTGTAACTGCTGTTGATAGAGATAGTGGTACATTAACTACTGATGCTCAATCTGCAATTGCTGGTGGATCTGGTACTGCTAATGACGACTACATCTTTGCTGAAGGTGACTATGATTCAAAAATTAAAGGTCTTTCTGCATGGATTCCATCAAGTGCACCTACTTCTGGCGATAGCTTTTTCTCTGTTGACCGTTCCGTAGATGCAAGTAGATTAGCTGGTATCCGTTACGACGGTTCTGCTCAGCCTATCGAAGAAGCTCTTGTTGATGGTGCATCTCGTATTGCTCGTGAAGGTGGGACTCCAGATCACGTTTTTATGAGCTATGCTAAATATGCTGACTTAGAAAAGGCATTGGGGAGCAAGGTACAATATGTAGATCTTAAGGTAAATGCCGAAGTTGGATTCCGTGGTATTGTTATTAACGGACCTCGTGGACCAATTAAAGTTATACCAGATCAAAACTGTCCTAGTGATACTGCTTTTATGCTTCAGTTAGATACTTGGAAATTATGGTCGCTTGATAAGTGCCCACACATCCAAGATTTAGATGGACTTAAAATGCTTAGACAAGCTAGTGCTGATGGTGTTGAAATCCGTATTGCTTACTACGCACAACTTGCGTGTGATGCTCCAGGATATTCTGGAAGAATTACATTAGCATAAAACTTTAACTAGAGAGGCTGCTTAGCAGTCTCTCTTTTTTGCCAACAAGCTGCGCTGAAAGGCTCAGACTAAACGAAAGGAAAATATTATGGCAAGTCGAAATTTCGGGAGATATCAAGCGCTCGAGAAGGAGGTTAAATCCCTTTTTGCTGACGTGGCTATCGGAGCAACAGGCGCTCCTACTTTAACTAAAGGATTAGGTGTAGCATCTATTGCAAGAACTGCAACAGGAGATTACACAATCACTTTAGACGATAAGTACGTTCGCCTAATGCACGTGTCCATCATGCAAGTAGAGGCTGATGATGAAGATTTAACTTTTCAAGTATCATCTGAGGATGTTGATGGAGCTAAGACAATTGGTATTATTTGTAAAGCTGCTGCTACTCCAGCAGATCCATCTAACGGAAGCAGATTACTTATTAGAATCGATTTAAAAAATAGTACTTCGGGAGAATAATTATGCCTATGCCGCATGATAAGAAAAGAAGTGTAACACTTATTCTTGATAGACTTAAAGGAATGCGTGAAGCACCTCAATCAGAAAATGGAGGCATGGAAGATAATTCTATCGCCTTAGAAGCGGCTGCACAGGATATGATGAAGGCAATGCAAGTGGAAGACACAGGTCTTTTTGTTCAAGCATTAAAATCCTTTATTGAGATGTGTGAGTCTTCTGAGGATGAAGAAGATTCCATGGAGTATTAAAAATTTTGGCTAGAGGGTGCACAATGTACCCTTTAGTTTTTACTTTAGGAGAATTCTAATATGGCAGTTACTCTATCCTCCCTTAGGGAACAAGCTAGACGTGAGATCGTGACTGGGAAAC